CGGTCTTGTTTGGCAAAAACGTAAACTCTTCACCCCTAAACTCAATGGTTAAAGGCGAAGAGTCTTTGTTAACGGCCCACAGACTTGTGTCTTGCGTCACAGCGTAACTACGTCAGCGTACACAGCAAGCTGGCAAGTCTGCCCAGTACCAGCGGCAGCATTGACTTTCACATACAGTGCCCCAGAGGTGTACGAAGTGGTTGCTGCGGCAGTTGCCAGACCGATGTCTTGCCACGTTGTGTTTGCAACGTTCATGCTAGAAAGCAAAACGTTGTTAGACAATGCGTTGCTAGTATTTCCATCGCTGCTGGTCAGGATTACAACGTTTGCGGTATTAATGTTTCCGTTAGGAAGACTAGCTGTAATACGACGAACGATGTAGTTGGTTGCTCCAGAAATCGACAACGTAGCAACAGCGTTGCCAGTAGACGACAACGGAACAACCGTGTTAATGACTACGCCGTAGCCGCCAAAAGCGTTTGGATAGCGAGTCGCTACTGCATTTGCGTTCATGTTGTCACCTGTTAGCTGGTGTAAGTGCTATTGGCGGCATTGCCTTCGTTCAGACCAAACAACACAACGCTCGATACTTGAGCGGTGTTGCCTGCGTTGATGCGGAGGTTGAAACCGTCAGACAAAACAACACCAGACGTATTTGTTGGCAAGTACGTCGTCCACGAATTAGCGTTGGTTGAGTTGTTGTAGTTGTTGATTTCAATGCTCACGTTTCCGGTGTTTGTAGACGCTGGAGTGACCATGTAAATTCCCGTAGGAATGTACTGTGCCGTTCCATTGGAAACGTTTACTGCCATTGCAGTTGCATTGCCTTGGCCCACAGAAGAAATTGTGACGACCTGAACAAACGCACCAGTAGTCTTTGATGCTGCATTTGCAAGAAGGATCTTGTTTGCACTAAGTGACATTTAGTTGCTCCTTAGATCGACAGGTAGTTGAAGCCAGTAATCTTGGTCATGGCGCGAGGCTTGACATTAGCCAACTCCGCGATCATCAAGACTGCACCGACGTAACCAATCTGCCAGTTTGGAAGAGTGGACTCAAATCCAGTAAACACAAAGCTACCCTGCTCATGGATGTACAGCGACAGGTAGTTGCTGTTGATCAGGTACATCGTGCCTTCTGGGCAGTACGGATCGGCATAGATTGGAATGCCGCCGACCATCAGAGCGCGGAAACCGGACTGTGGGCCGTCTGGATCGGTGTCGAACCCGATACCCTTGCCTGGGCTGATAACGTACTGCTCTTGACCAACAAAGTCTTGAGCCAGCGCAGTCCAGGTACCAAAACCGCAGATACCAAAACTAGGCATCTCAGCACCGTTCTTGACCGTACCAGAGATGTATTGGAGAACGTTCTGACGGGTTGGGTTGACGCCACCAGCGGCATAGACCTTTGAACGCCACCAAGTGTTAGTGGTGGTCGAACGGGCAATACCAGCATAAGTACCAGTACCCGTGCCATCGTCGATGGCGGCAGGAAGACCAATAAACTGCTGAGTGTTGGTTGTGTTGTTGTACAGCGCGGTTGCCATAGCGTCCATCATGACGTTAGTGGCATCGTTCATCCGTGCTTCGATCAGCGGGATGATGGCTGCATCTTGCTGTGCTGCACCTTCCATTCCGAGGAACGGAACAGGAGCAATCATCAGCTTAAGGTTGAATTCAGCGTTGGTCACACCCTGCTGAACGCTCGGTTGAGCGAACGAGCCAGAGTAGTCCGACCATTGGGCGTTAACAAACTGCGTACCTTGAACAGGAGCAGTAACGGAAGAAACACCACCGGATGCGGTTTGACTGTTAGCAATCAGGGACGCAAGAAGTGGGGTCGAGTTGTAGATCTGTACGACCAGCTTCGGGATAAAAGCACGGCGAGTGACGTAGGTCAGTTCGTTGTACTGGTTTGTTCCTGATGCCGGAAGAATACCGCCGCCAATAGGCATAATTATCTCCGAATGTTAAAAAATAAGCCTCTTACAGACCAATGGGCCGCGTAGGTTTACGCAGATCATTTAGTGCCTTGAAAGCCTCATTCCGCGCTGCGACTTGAGGATTCTTCCAGTACTCTTTCAAGTTGAACGAATTCAACGGTGACGGGTTGTACCCCGTAGGAGTAGGAG